AATAATCCACTTTTTTACATGTAACTGTTTTATCTGACTGATTTTCATATCAGATAAAATACTTGGTTTTATATTTGCACTCCAATATGTCAAATAAAGCACTCTCGTTGTTTCTCTGATATTTGATTTTGTGCTCATATATAAATCAAAAAGCTGATTCAATGTCATATTCGCAGAAGTAGAATTGATACCATCTTGAATATCTCTTTGTATTTTCTGTTCCTTTTCCCTCAGTTCCACCAGAGTAATTGCATATACTGTATTCCTGGTTCCTGTGCAATCTGTCCATTTATAAATATATCTCCCCTGTTTATTCTGACTTTCGCCAACTCTCAGCACTCTGCCTTTATTGTCTGTTCTCTTTGCTCTTGCCATATTTACAACTCACTCCTTTATTACAAAAGGGCAGCAGTTACCGCCGCCCTCTAATCTGTTTAATCTGTTTAATCTTCTTTCAGATAAAGATACTGTAAGAGCTTGTACACTCTTTTCAACGTGTTTTCTGTCTTCACTTTATCCAGTAGTTCAATAATCTTTTCTTTGTAATCCATCAGCACTACCTCCAGTACCTTTTCGGAATATCAGATATAATAAGATAAATGTACCGCAAAATCTTCTCTGACTGGATTGCATTGAGCATTTCTGCTATTTCTCTTCTGTAGTCCATGGCGCATCCTCCTGTTCCTGTCTCTTATATACCGCTTTTATAGTCCCATAAACCTGCTTCAACAGTTGTAAATCTGCAATATGTAGTGCAAAATTAATGATATCCTGTTGCATGATTAAAACAGCTTTCTGATTGTAAAAAGTATCTCTGTCCTTTTCGGCTGTCTGCAATTTGGCTTTGAGGTCTGTAATAATCTCAGATGCAAGCGACTGTGAATGGTCTGTTTTATCCGGCACACCCTCCGAAAGCGAGTCAAGTTGTTTCAGTGCATCAAAATAAGCCTGTGTTCTCAGTCCATCGCATAAAGTTGTAAGTTGTTCGTCAATTTCTTCCCGATACGAAGCAGCTGCATCTTGTTCGAGTTTTTCAATAGCTTTCTGTAGTTTCTGCGGTTTTCCTCTGTAAACTTTCTTGAACTGCTCAACTCGTTCTGGCAGGATATTGTTATAAAAGTCTTTCCACAGTGAAACCTCTTTTTTATCAAGTTCTTTTGTAATTCTGCTTTCATAAAGCTGCGTGTAATTCATGATTTCATTCTCCCTTCTCTAATCCGTGAATATAGTTGCATACTGTGCCGGTGATAAAACCACCTGCAAAAATCATTAGAACGTCCACCACTGATATCATTTTTTGTTCGTTCCTTTCTTTTGTTGATTCGAGGGGAATGAACTGCTATAATGTTCACAGCCCTCGATTTGCGCGATTGACGGGTTACCTTGCCCCTATCAGAGTTGCCGCTCTGGTAAGGGCTATTTTATTAATTTGTCAAAGTAAACATTCTTTACGCTCCCTTCGTCTGTCATGCTCTACATCTACCAGGGGACGAAGTAAAGCAAGTTCTTGCTCAATCTGTTGTAACTCTTCCTCGTATTCTGGAAGCCACTCAGTACCATTATGCGTTAAAATATACGTTTTTCGATGTACCAGCTGAATGTATCTCAAAACTTCTTCTGCTATCATATCGGTTGCACCTGGGATTTCCCGAAAAAGCTCGCCTTATAAGTAGCAGAATCACCCTTGCTCGCCCAAATCAGGATTGCACCAAACAGTGCTTTGCTTCCGTGAATGACTTCATATCCGGCTTTTTCCCATCCAGCCCATGTATTTGTTGCCTCTGTGATGCCAGCCGCTTTTTTGGCTGTTTCAATACGGTAATTGTTTACTTCTTCAGCCTTTGCACTCGTCCACGCTCTATGCAATGATTCTGCAAAGCTGATGTCCTTTGTCTTACGGTAGATCTTCCATGCTTTCAACATGATCTTGCTGAGATTGTACTTCATATTGCTGTCCTCCTTTGCTTTTCAAGGTCTCTCAGCCCTTCAAGCATCTTCCTGGCTATTGATATGCCCTATTGCGATTCTCACAGGTATATGGCTTGAAGTATTGGGGGCTTTCGGCTCTCCCGGCTGTTGTTCTGTTCCCTTGAACTGATTATAGTATAATACATGGGCACACATATGTCTATTGACACAACTAACAAATATGTGGGTACACATACTGCTATTTTTGTTATTTTTTACATGGACACACATATCTACATGTGATATAATTCTTATTAAGGTGGAATAGGTATATTCCTTTTCGCGCCCTCTACCCAATAATAGAAAGAAGGTGTCTCATGCCGGAAGAAAAAAAGAGTACTTATTCTGGACAAACCGAAGCACGGCGTAAAGCAAATGCAAAATATTTAAAAGAATCTGTTGAAGATATCCGTATTCGAGTGCCAAAAGGTCAGAAAGATATCATTAAGGCAGCAGCTGAAAACGCTGGCGAATCGTTAAATACATATGTCCGTAAATCCATAGATCAGCGAATGGAACGTGAAGCTGCTGACAATGACCCAGTGTTTTAGTAAATGCCTGATAAGACACAAAGCCTTGAACATTCGTTCTAAATATGCTATACTAAAGCAAGTAATTTGAGCTACGCTGGTGTAGGCTTAAGGCATGGGTCAACGCTGGAGCATTAAAGCTACTGTTTTGTACAGTGGCTTTTTTGTTGCAATTTATTGTCTTTCTGTTCTACATGTGCTATAATAAATGCAGATAAAATGATCACCTTTCTACTAATAGAGGCAGAATCCCAGTTGCCCGGCACGCAGGAGCAACACAAAACGGGGTTCTGTCTTTTTTTATTTATTTCTGGTTTCTTTCTTCAACTTTTCCACTGCCCACCAATATGCAAAGATTTCATTCTTTTCAACTTCTTTTGCTTGCTGAAAAGTCTGTTCAATATGCTCCTCTGAAATTTTATAGGCTCTGAAAAATTCCACAATCAAAGCATTCAGGTAATCCATGCGTGCCCTCTATTCCAAATTTACTCAAATTCTGGATTCGATTCCGGGGTTGCTTGCAGCATCTTCTGTGAATATTTTTTTGCATACTGCGCCGCAACAGATTTTGAACCGTCATCTTTCGCCCGAATGCCAATATCTTCGCATATCTCCACTGACTCAACAGGTTTTTTCATCTGTTCAACCCGTGCAACTGCGCTTTTTGTCTCAAATTCTTTTCTGCTCATTTGAGATATTTTAATATCTTCCAATGTAGCTGATTGATATTCTTTTTCTAATCTTCCCAAAAATCCACTGTCACCCCAGCCGTGTGAATCCATGATTAAACTTTGATCTTTGTTTCTGTCTCCAAATTTGAATTCACCATCATATATACTTATGATTTTTCTTAATCGCTTATCGGCTGCATCAATCACCTGAACCGCTGTGTCTTCGGTCGGCACATTCAAACGTATATTTGACTTTTTCGCAATATTCTGAACAGCCCTCACACAAAAGGAACTGCGACTTGCAAGGGCACGCCTACAATAGGCTTCTACTTCGCTTTCTGTCATCTGAACACCAGAAGCAGCAATTGCATTAATTTCGTTCAAAAGCTCCAAATCAACAAAATCCGGTTTGAATTTTCCCTGATTTCTCTGTTTTATGGATTTTGTTTCGTTTTTAACTTTCGTTAAAGCATTTTCTCTAACAAGTGCATACTTTTTCGCATATTCTGATCTAATTTTTTTTATTTGCTCTGGCAACGCGTTTTGATTATATTTCCTTTCAGCGTCTGCAATATCATCTTCCTCACACGTTTTCCACAGTTCCATATCTTTTGAAAAATCTTTAAGAATTTCTGCATATTTTTTAAATTTTTCCATGTTTATTCTCCTTTTTTCACTACTCTTTTTACTTCTGGAATTAATTCTAGTCCGTACAATGTTTTTCTTACTCCCAATCCAATTTCGACATGATCTCCAATCGTGACAGGTTCATCTGTAAATGTTCTGATTTTGGCAGTTTTTCCTTCAAAATCCACTTCCAGAATATGTACTCGGTAAGGTTTATCATCTTTTTTACTCTTTCCATCATATATGGAGATTCCTACTACTTCATATGTTCTATTTTTTTCCATTTTTTCTCCTTTTCTGCCTGATAAATGAAACAGGCTTGCTTTATTTTATTGATTTTCATTGTGTATTTCGCCCTAGAATCGACTTGAAGTGTTTTAATTGTAAATTTGTCCACATTCGCAGTTAAAATCGAAAATAGAGCGTTTTGCGAGGTCAATTATAAGCCTTTTTGTTTTTTAAAATTTTTTTGAGGTTGCCATTATACAGGGAGGCTCTTTTTGTTTGTTCGGGCGGTTCGGTGGGTTATTCGGCTGTCTGGTGGGTATGCACAGACCCCCTAGGGGCATCCCTCACCCTTCCGCACAGATGCGGAATCAAAGCAAGAAAACTATATTGCTTTATAAATTATAAAGTAATAACGCGTCTCGAACCGTCCTGTTTATAAGGGGTCGCAGTGTTCATCACTCCAAATTGTGACATTGATTGTGACAAATTAACAATAATCATCACAATTCCGGTCGTTCCAGTTCTGGTTGATCTAATATATCTCTGTATTTAGCTGCAATCTCGGCAGCAGTCTGCGTTGGTATACCAGGTCTACTTTGCTGTGTATCAACAGTCACGGAATCACTGTAGTTAAAATGATTTTTTAAAATAAAGCAAAATGCAGCAGGGTTCAACTTACCAGTCAGTCCCCATTGCTCTGTGAGCGCTGCAATTGCCTGTTTTGCAGCAGTAATCACCTCGCCACGCAAACCACCCTCATGTTGCCAATTCAGCAGCGTTTGTCGTGTGCATCCTAATGATAGAGCTAGTATCTCAACGCCCGGACGAACTTCACCATCAATACACCACTGAAAGAACCATTTAACACGCGCTCTGACTTCATCTGGTTCACGAACCGCAGGCAACGCTCTTAGCTCTTCCATGTGAGTGATAAGCTCACCCATTTCCCCGGGTTCTAAATCCGGTTGTTGTGCATTCGGATAATTTGATTTTCGATTACTCATTTTTTCACCTCTTTCCCGTCTTTTTTAGATGTCAACTTTATGTGTCGCGGCTACTCATTACCACACTCTGTATATTTCACCAGCTCCGTCCCAAACAAAACAGGATCGACATACACTTTTATAATTGCCCCTGCATGATGATTTACAAGTTCCATGACTGCATTTTGTCCCTTTTCCTTCACTTTATCAATTGTGAATCCTTTCATTGACTCAAGATCTGGAATGCAACATACCGGCTGTTTCTTGCTTTTGTTCATGCTTTATATCTCCTTTCCGCGTCTTATTTGCCTCAATCGTTTCTATACTCCACTTCATGAACCTGTCAAGGTTATGCCCCCGGCTTCGCTCTAATCCCGTTGTTCATGCTTACTCTCCCTTTCTAGTTCTGCAATCACTGACAATAATAAACTTTCAACAAACTTTTGCTGTGGTGTGTTTTTATACTGTCCGTGTAACTGCTCACACTCCTTGTCCAACTGCTGCCACTTCTGCTCGTCGTCTGCTGAAATACCGAAATATTTTTTGTGCAATCCCCAACCCTGCTGCCAGATCGCGAAATATTGTTCCTTAAAGTTCATATGCTCCTTTCCTCGACATGAATGTCGAACCATGTGTGATGCCTGATAGAAAGACATTGCAGATGTTGCTCTAACAGGCGTATTTACTGGCTTTTTTGAACGTTTGTGCAAAATATGCAAATTCTATGTAAAGTTTCTATGTTTTTTCCTATATGCAAATTTACAAAAGAAATACACATTTTGCACATATAGTCTTTTTGTTACTCAAAAGGTATGTCTATGTCATCCTCAATTTGAACAAAATTGTCATCCTTCGAATAACCCTTTAGCACATTTCTGACGGTTCGTCCGTTTACTGTCGCACTGTTAGCAAAGATGCCTTTCGTTTTCAATTCTGCAAAAAAATTGCCTTTGTTTTCACATCCATAACCGCAATCATCACACCATTGTGCATATACTTCATACGCTTCTTTTGCCGGGGTGTTCTTTCCAGATTTCACATAACATTCTTTCAGGAAACTTCCTATTTTGTCAGAATCTGACCTATAAATGTCCGTGTCGTCCTGCACGATTTTAGGCGGCTTTAATCCCTCTTGTCGATAAAGATACAATCCTTGAATGCACCAATTTAAAATCCCGCTCATTTCTTGTTGACTCTGTAGCTTGCTTTTTAAATGTCGGTCTTGTTCTTCGGGCTTAAAGTGCCGATTAAATGAGATAATATTTATTCGTCCAGAACTAAAAACTGTATCATCTGTGATTGTTGGCAGGTGATTAGTGTTCATCATTAGTTTGAATTTAGGCACGAACGAAAATTCCCTTTGATACAAATGCCTACACGTTATGCTGTCCCTGCCAATCAACGTTTTTAATAATGCCGTGTCAAAAAGCATTCGTTTCGGTGGCTCTGATGCATTGCACAACCTACACCCGGCAAGTCTGGCAATATCACCAGATGCCTGTCTGCTATCAATATTTTGCTTCTGAGCAAGGCTTTCAGGCTTCATGCTCACTGCATAATCTCCAAGTAGATGTATAAGGCTCTCACAAAATGTACTTTTTCCATTTCTTGTCGATTTTCCGTACAAAATAAAGCAAGTTTCTTCTTCAGTATTGCCTGTCAATGATAAACCAGCAATCTTTTGAAGATATCGTATTTTTTCAGTGTCGTTTTCCATCACTTCATCTAAAAATTTCACCCATCTTTCGCATTTTGTTGACGGGTCATATTGTGCATTGCAGATTTTGGATAATAACATATCTGGGTTATGTTCCATAAACATTGGTTCATCTCCCGATAGATCAAGTATTCCATTCTGAACATTTAGAATATAATCATCTTTGTCAAGTTCTTCATTGCTGAAATAATATACATCCTTACTATCTTGTAGCATATTATTTCGATTTCTTATATTGCACAGAGGCATTACCGCTTTCAGATATTTGCCCTGTTCATCTACAGATACTGCATATCGAACAAGTGCATCCGACAAGGCTTTGGCGTCTGCTTTAGCAGCTAGTCCTTCCGTATCATCAACCCAACGTTTGCCATCATACAGCATGAAATCTTTCCGCTGTGGATTATATCTATGTTGATTTTTAAAAACATCTGCATATAACCGCCCGAAACCTTTGTCTGATGTTTCATAGCGTTCTGCATGAATTTCTTTTAATATCTGATCTAAATTTTCCATACATTATTTGTCTGGCTCTCATGTGGCTCTCCCAACCACCTTTCCTATTTTTTCCTTAAATTCCACACAACAAATCGAGTTGAATATTGACTGTAGTCAACCTGTTCTGGCAGACACACCACAGCCAACTCAACGGCTCACAGTGACCTGAACTAAGGATTCCTGATAGTAGCTCAGCTTCTGCTTTCAACTGATCCACTTGATGTGCCCAGCGTTCTTGCTTCTGCTTTTTGGCTTCCTGCTGCCGTTTCCTAGCTTCCTGCTGTTGTGCAATTAATTCCCGGCTGTTCTTCCTATCAGGCGCATTCAATCCGAATGTTTCTCTGATCTGACATAAGGCTGTCCAACTATCGCAGTCTTTAATATGTGACCATAACCGAATTACATCGCCGCCGGTAGCCCTACCAAAATCGTAAAAGCTCTGTGTATTTTGATATAATCTAATACTTGCATTTTTTTCGCTCGGGAAAATATAATTCTTTCCTTGCTTCTGCATCAGGTAATTCGCTACTGTCTGAATGTCAATCTGCTGTTTTATTTGCTCAAAGTCTTCTCGCGTCCCTCGCTCATCTCCTTTTATTCGATTTTTGTGTTCTGTTAATTATTATTTAATTGGAATTTATCTGGAAGAATTTCCAGTTTCATCATTTGTAAGAAGTGTGATTTTTTTGATGTGATTTAACCGTAGATTTTTTCGACATAATCCAGAAAAATTCTACGATTGATTCTGTAAGACTTTCCTATTTTGCGGACTGCTGCCGCTTCACTCGCTAAACGTCTTACTGTACTCGAACCAAGATTTGTTACTTCACACATTTGGTTCAATGTTACTAAATCGCCCTGAATGCTTCCAGTTTCTTTTTTATACATATTCGTTGCTCCTTTCTGTTGTTCTTGATGTCATTATATTAACACAACTTGACACGTTTGTATAGACTTGCTATAGTATAATTATAGACAGTCTATTTTTTGCATTCTGATATTTTATTATGTCAATACAAGGAGGAGTACAAATGCATTTTGCATACAATCCAGAAAATAATTTTTATACTTTCTATCATAATTTCAATACTTTTAAAGAAACAAAAATAAAGATACCTTTGGGAACTTTTTTAATTGATTTTCTTTCTCTCGATTTGAATGCAATAGAAGAAGAATTAAATAGCTCAATTTGTCAAAGTAACTATAACTTTGACTTAAGTTTATATCATTCAACAGAAATTACAAATATCTTAAAAAAATATTGTAACGAATTTCTAGCAGAATTAATCTGCAATAACATATGTTTTCCAAATAGAATCATATTCGAACGTACTCAACAAATGAGGGAATGTTATCTCAATTATATAGATGACCTTAAATATTATTTACTTAATGGAAAATTTAAATATGATTCATTATTCAATGAATTTGAACTTAACAATTTTCAAAAAATCACAGTTCAATTTGGCATGAATGATGATTTAACAGAATTAATTATTCTTTATTCGGTTAAAGAATTATACTCCATGCTCTCTCTCGATTTAGTAAATGTTACACACAAGCATATTTGTATCAAACAATGTAAGAATTGTAGACAATTTTTTATTCCTTCCAAACGTACAGATGAAATTTATTGTGATCGAATATTTAAAAACGGAAAAACGTGTAAAGAATTAGGCTATACCCTAGCAGCATCTGAAGATCCATTTAAAGTAGCATTTACAAAAGCCCGAAAAACTCAACATGCTAGAATACGATATAATAACCATATCAAAGATTATAAAGAAAAACACTATGAACCATGGCTAGCTGCCGCTAGTAAGGCAAGAGATTATTTTTCTCAAAAAGGAGATATAAACTCTTTCTTTAAATGGTTAGAAGAACATAAAAATTCTTTTTAA